AGTTCTCTCGGTCAGCATTGTACGTCTCGACAAGCTCTTTCAGCTTCTCGTCACGCTCGTCTGCACGGTACTCAGACAGCGTGTCTTCGAGGTTGTCAATCTTCTCGTCCTTCTGGTCAACCGTGTGAAGCACGTCGTCAACCGTGTCACAGGGACACTCGTCTTCGGCCACCTCATAGCCGTGTTCATCAAGTTCGGTACGAATCTCGTCAAGGGACTCCGCCATCTCGTCACGCTCGTCAATTACGGCGTCAACAGCGTCGTGCTTGTCTGCAAGCGTGTCAAGGGCGAGGTCGGGAATGTCAAATGCGTTGTCGCTCATTGGTATCGTAAATCTATTGTCGTTTTCTGGTTCCCACGGGCGGTTTTCAGGCGGACAATCGTGGGCGTCCGCCGCTCGTTTGATGCGTGCTTCAAGTGTGGACTGGTCGATGTTGTAGTCGCCAGACCCACGCAAGTTCCACGCATCTTTCACATCATTACAGTTATTCAGGTCGTATTTCGGTTCATCGTCCACTGTCTCGGCGGGGGCAACCCCATACCAATTACCTTCATCATCTTGATACAGACCATCGGGTGCGTCGGTTGTCGCATTGTCAGCAGTCGGCCCAGACCACGAATTAAGCGTGGACCCCATATGTCTGACAAGTTCATCCTTCGACTCTCCCGTTTCGTCGTCGTACACTTCTACGACAACTGCGGGGTCATCACCATCGGCGCACACTTCCATGTCGCCTTTACCACGGCTGGTACAACCATCGGACACAATCTCATCGACCTTGCCGTGAGCCGCACCGTTCTCCCACGTCACCCAATCGCCAGTAGCCATGTCGGTGGTCTGAGTCATCTGCTGTTGGGTGCCGAACGATGTTGAGTCGTCCATCGTCTCGTTGTGTACTGGTTGTACGTCCATGTAACCTGCTGTAAGGGTGTACCCAGTTGGCCCATTGTTGTCGTACAGTTCGACCATGTAGATATTCTGGTCGAGCGGTACATGAACAATGCGGCCCGTCATGTCGGTATTGGCAACCCACTCTACCATCGTGCCTTCTTTCAGCATTGGCGCAATGGCGTCACTGTTGGATTCGTGCTGAGACTTCAAGGACATTGCTTTGTCACGAGCCGCCGAGCCACCCCATGCTTTAAACATTGCATAACCGTTATCTTCCCACGGTGAGTCTACTTCACCACTGTCGTATTCTTCATTACCAGCGTGGCGAGCGTGCCAGTTCGCAACAGCAGACGTACCGCCAGTGACCCACACCTCCATCGACAATTCACCACCGTCAGCAAATTCCTGTGCCCGACGACGGCCAAGACCATCAGGCCCACCAGCATCCTCGCTTACTTTGCCTTCATCTACAGCGTCGAGGAAGTTCCGTGCGGCGCTCTGTGCGGCTTCAGGAATTGTTGTGTCGTAGTCTTCAGCGTCAATAGACATATCGCTTACAGCGGCGTCTGTGTCGATTACAGAGCCGTGTGGTGAGCCATCAAGCCCACAACCGTCAGCGCCACTACAACGGCCTTGACGAACGGCGGCGATGTGGTTACCGTAGATGTTTGTCTGATACCCGTCAACATCGTCGGTGTCGTCAACGAGTGAGCCAACATCACCATTATAGTCGTCTGTGGTTTCATCAAAGAAGCCAACAGACACATCTCCATACTCCGCAACAAACGATTGGGCCGCCCCATCCGTTGCGGGAATGTACAAGTCTTCACTTAGCCGCTCATTCTTGTCATCGTATGATGGATTACGCCAGAACCCACGCACATCGTCAACGTCATGGATAATACCAGCGTCAGGATGTTCAATTGTGAACGGACGATTATCGAACGTCCACGCAGATTTCTTTAATTCTTCTGCGGGCTTTACATACGTCTTCACCTCACCGTCACGGACGTACTGTTGCTTAATCGGGCGGGCGGTAGTTACATTTTCAGTCTTATAGAACTTATCAGTCTCAAACGCATCGGCAATGGCGTCTGGTGCTTCAACTGTGACAACGTGTGTGTCACTGTCGTCAAGCGTCAGTTCACCATCGTCAACGGTAATTGCACCTGAAGCCGAATCAAACGCCGCTGTCGCCGCATCGTGTGTTAGTCGTACAGTCATTGTCGTTCAATTATCTCATCAGCAATTCTATTTATATCAGTATCGGTAAGCGTGGAATCGGTACTGGGCTGATTACTCGCTTGTGTTTGGCCTTGCTTACGGCCACCATTGCGCCCACCTTCTTCACTCGTGCCACGGCCTTCAAGTGCAGACTGCTTTGCCTCTGGTGTAGCGGCACCGACTTGGGCAAAGTTGAGTGAGCGGAGGAAGTCTTCTTCTTCATCGCTGAAGTCCTCAGTCCAATCAATATCTGCTGTCGCCCAATCTTCCCGCAGTATGCCTCTCGCCTCTGCTGGCGTCAATACAAAGTTGTTAATTGCCGCTGAAAGCGTCTGCATTGTGCGGGTAAGTCGTTCAGCCTCGTCCAGTTCAGACAACTGGAACATCGGTTCCCACTCGACTCGGAATGATGCAGTAAAATCACTACCAGCACGGTTATCGGTCAGCCGCACAAAACGTGTCAGAAAGTCGCGCATGTCCCGCTCGACGCGACCAGTGCGAAGTCGCTCAACCTTATTGAAGTAGTTTTTAATGTCAGTTTCAGACCCAGTGACAGTACCGCTTTGCGTGCCGAAAAGCACGCTTTTTGTCATTTCCTGTGACGCACAAATCTGTTCGAAAATTACGTCAAAATATTCACGCGGCTGAAGTTGACCATCGGTCTGAAAGTCGTTGACCTCATACCCGTCTGGCGTGACAAGTTCTGACTTCGCATTGAGGTTCTGCATCTCCTGTTCTGCAACCTCAAAGTCGTCCTCGTCTGCATTTTCAGGAAGGCTGACGTGGTACATCTTTGCCGCATAGCGGAAGATTGTCTCCATCAGCGACCAGTTGCCTTTCTTCAGCCCACGAAGCAGATGGTACGACGACAGCAATACAGAGTCGCCTTCATATCGGCCCAACGTTGGCGCACCCAAATCACCATCTGACGTGCGATTGACTGTGTGGTGGTGAAGGCGGTTGGCGTGATAAAACTTCACTTGGTCGGTGGGGTACTTGTTGTCAATCCAGTTCGGCTCACCAATCAGATAGCCAAGTGGTTCTTTGTACGTGGGCGACTGTGGGTCGGTGTCCATGACAATGCCTGTCGGACGGATTTCGTAATTATCCCACCCCATTTCTCGAAGTGGGTCAGCCTCGTCGTTGGCAGAAATGACACCGTGATTGCCCGTAAACCACGCTAAGTCATCAAGTGTAAACGTTTCAAGCTTTCTCACACTACTGACAGTCGCATCGTCAGCCAGCGGGTCTTCCCACACACCTTCGGTGTCGTCTTCCAGCACAAAGTACGTAAGTGCAAATCCGTCTTTCCGTGCCTTCTTTAGTCCAAACTTATATTCTTTAACCCACCCAGTGTCCTGCAGAATCTGCTCGTAATTACGACCTTCCTCTTCGTCTTCAAGGTCAAAGCCATGTTTAAACGCATCGTCAACTGGCTTATCGACAAGGGTGTTGCCAAGCGACGTGCGATAGAGCCATCGCAACTCATTAATTGTCGGGTCGCCCATCAGCTTGCGTGGGTCAACCTCGTCAGACGAGTCTCCCATCTTTGTTCCCGTCTGGCGTCCCTCACGCTCACTGTATGGTCCCCGAGTCGATACTGGTCCCCCATTGGGGAATGACGTAGAAGCGTCGGTGGTGGCTTCCTCAGCCACCTGACCAACATTGAAATCACTCATGTATTAGTATCCTGCTCGGGTCTGTGTCCCGATGCTCTTTAGTGTACGTTGACTGCCAAACCGATTGGCCGCAATCCAACAGTAGACAAATGCTTGGAACGCATCGTCATTGCGGTCAGCCAACACCTTTAACTTCTTTTTCCCGTCAGTCGTCTCAACACGGTCAGTGTACGGTGCAGTCAGATGGTCAAGCAATTTCTGCTGTGTTCCATCACGCCCGTCAGTCAGGTCAGCACTCGGCACGGTAATATTACCGTTCTTCATCGAGGCGACCATGTTCTCAATCATGTGCGTCCGTGCCACCGTGCAGAACGATGAATCAGTAAACCCACTGTCGGAAAACTTTGGACGGTCTTTGTCCTTGATGTTACCGTAAATCACACCACAGACGTTATCATATCCTTCAGCGTTGCGGATGTTGTTACCGTCTTGCAAGTCCTCACGCTGTTTTGCACCGTACCCCTCGTCAACTGCCACACGGTCAACGTCGTACCGAATCATGTAATCCTCAACACGCTCCAACTCGGCCTGCTTGTTGAGGTCCGAATCGAGGTAATCGATGGTCCGAATGTCCATCACATCCTCGTATTCTTCTGCCACGACGATTACCGTATCGGATGCGCCTTCAGAACTACCACCGCCCCAGTCCACGCCCATCACGACAGTGCTGTCATCATAGCGGCGTTCATCCTCAAACCCACGCGTGTCGTCAAACGCCCCGCCCTCACCAGTCAGGTGTGTCTCGGCAAGGAGGTCGTTTTCAGGCGTGTAAAAGTTCGCAAGGACTTCGTTTTGGAACTTTTTTTCCGTGTACTTCTGCCGCTTGAACTCAATCTTTGCATCGTTGTGCAGTGGAGACGCGTACTGGTCAATGTGCCAACCAGTAACGTTGTAGCCTTCAATTGATTCTGCGGCGGCTTCTTTCTGCTGTATCTCCGTTACCGTATCCGCCACGTCGTCGGAGAATGTTTCCGCATCCTCCACCTC